AAAATTAAAATGGGAAAATAGGGAAAGTTTAATGATTCAATTTGATGTGTTGGTTTTTCCTATTCCTAAACGAAGAATTAAAAAAATCTTTGCTCTTGAGGAAACAACCGATTCAAAAATTATTAACATTAATGGGGTTTATGGTTTCCTTCATCATTGCAGCCCGAAACTTATAACAATTTCTTGCGGGTGGAATCATAAACATTTAATCAGGGTGAAGTATTTTAAAGAACCATTGGGTCTTCCAATTACTTATTACAAACGGTTTGATTTAACTGAAGATTTTTAATATGGTGTAACAATAGCCCATGGAAGCCGGAAAGGTGGAAAAGGCGGTTCTTACGTGTACGATGTTCTTGAATTGATTTTTTTGTTTTTTGATCCGATCATTACAGGGTTACAATTTATCTATGGGTTCGCATTTGTGGGCATTGCCGTTTTCGTTTTATGGTTGGCAGTATATCTAAAGGAACGGGGGAAGGAATGAGGTTGAATTTGACCCTTCATGAAGTGGAAGCCGTTAAATCCATGTTTAGCGTTTGTGATCTTTCTAGAATTACAGAACCTTCCCTTATTCATTTAGTTTCAGCCATGGGGAAGTTATTTCTAAAGGAACAGGAATTATATTCTGCCCCTGAAATTGTGGCTAAAGTTATAGAGGAATTAAAAAAGGAAAAAACAAAGGGGGAAAAATAAATGCTAGATACTGAAGTTTTTATTGTTTCCGTTGATGTATGCCATGGGGAATCTATAAGCAGTAACCCAGAACAGCGTGTAGATTTCCCAGGGGAAAAAACTTATACGGTACGAATGCAAGCAGACCATGAAACCTCTATTGAAATTGTTTCTTCCGATCCTGGGCTAACGCAAATAATGGATCGGTTTATTTCATCTATCAATGTGGGGAAATGTGGGTTTCGGTTACGGCTGCAAGCTACAGGGATGGAAGAAGGGCCAATTATAGATACTAAGGATTTTCAAGTTGAAGCGGAAAAGTTAGTAAACGAAAATCTTGTTTTGTTTAGTCCATTTAAAAAGGGAAAGACCTAATGGCGCAATGTACGGCAAGATCTAAACGTTCCAAGGTTCAATGTAAAAATTTTGCATTGAAAAATTTAAAGACCTGTAAGTTTCACGGGGGTAAAGCCCCAACGGGGGAATTGTCAACCAGATTTAAAACAGGGCGGTATTGTAAAAGCCTTAGCGGAAAACTGCTAGCTAATTATGAAGAAGGGTTTACCGATACACAAAAAATTTTAGATATGACTTCGGAAATGGTGTTGCTGGATACCCGAACCCAACAGTTAACATCCGAGTTAGAAGAAGAAGAAGGCGGTTCCACATTTGAAGACGTTGCCGAAGCCTTAATTGATTTAAGAAGGGAACTAAGGGTAAACTTGAGGAAGGGCCAAACATTACCAAAGGAACTAAAGGTTGTTGAAGACATAGTTCGGGCGGGATGGAATCGGGAAGAAAAATGGTCTGAAGTTTTAAAGACGGTTGAACAACGGCGTAAAGTTTCTGAAACTGAAGTTAAGCGTTTAACCGCTTCCCGTACAATGGTTCCGATTCAACAGGTTAAACAGCTTCTTTCCCAGCTAGGCGAACAATACAAACAGGCGGTTTTAGCAATTGCGGATTCTACTACCGCAAATAAAATATTAGCCGATGCTAGTCAACGAAGAATTAGAATTATTGAGTCAAGGGCTAGGGCGTGATTCAGAACTAATAGATTCGTTTTTTGATTCCCTCATTCCAATAACCCTTATTCAAGGGCCTTCCAAATCATCGTTGATGCCGTGGCGGGAATGGACTCAAAACCTTTTCCCTACTCATTTTGAAAAACCGTTTGCTGATTATCACGTTGAACTATGGGATTACCTATGGTCAATCAATGCCGGAATTAAAGCCGATCCGTTTATAGGCATATGGCCTAGAGGCGGGGGCAAATCAACCAACGTTGAAGCGGGGGTTATCTCATTAGGGGATCGGGGCCTAAAGCGTTACGTTTTATATGTATCCAATACACAAGACCAAGCAGACGATCATGTTCAAAATATTGCAGGGCTGTTAGAATCGCCGGAATTGATAACGTACAACAGAAGTTTAGCCGAACGGAAAATAGGGAAGTATGGGGCTAGTAAAGGATGGCGAAGAAACAGGGTTTCAACGTCTTCGGGCTTTACCGTTGATGCGATGGGGTTAGACGTTGCAGCTAGAGGGGCTAAACTAGATGCTGATAGACCGGACGTAATTATTTTTGATGATCTAGACGATGATGGAGATACAGAATTAAAGATACAGAAAAAGATTCGGGCGATAACTCGGAAACTCATTCCGGCGGGTTCGCAGAACCTAACAGTTATCGCAGTTCAAAATTTAGTTCATGAACATTCTATTTTCAGCCGTATGGTTGACGGTAGGGCAGACTTCCTAACGAAGCGTAGGATATCGGGGCCATTCCCCGCATTAAGGGATTTCAAATATGAGAAATTGGAACAGGGTTACAAAATTACGGCGGGTAAACCAACATGGGTGGGCTTGTCCCTTGAAGTCTGCCAAGGGAAACTTGATGATATGGGCTTGGTTGCTTTTCAAACAGAATTGCAACATGAACGGGCAATTTCAGAAGGTTCCATACTTGGGGAATGGTGGCGGGAATCCCTTCACGTTCTGGAACCGTTCCCCATTCCGAAACACTGGAAATTATTCAGGGCTTTTGATTATGGTTATTCCCATCCTTTTAGCGTGGGGTGGTATGCCCGATGCGATGGAAGTTTAGCCCCTAACGGGGTTACATATCCTAAAGGAACATTAATACGGGTTGCGGAATGGTACGGCTGGAACGGCAAGCCTAACATTGGCTGTAGAATGGAAGCCGTTGACATAGCGTTAAAGATAAAGGAACTAGAGGTTCGATATTTCCCAGGGCGAAGGGTAATCATTGGGCCTGCGGATTCGTCAATTTATGATCCCCCCGAATCAAGTTCCATTGCTACCCATATGGCTTCAAAGGGTGTACTGTGGGAACCTTGCGATAAAAGACCAGGATCAAGAGTAACAGGGGCAATTGAATTTGCTAATAAATTAAAAGCGGGGTTACATCATCCAATAGAACGACCTGCTTTTTTTGTGTTTTCAAACAACAAACAATTTATCAGAACCATTCCTTACATCCCCCGTGATCCTTCAGATCCCGACGATGCTTGGACGGAAGCGGAAGACCATGTTTATGATGAAGTTCGATATATGCTAACATTCAACAGGCGTTCCTTTAGCGTTGGCAGTATATCGGGGAACTACTAGTTGAAGAACTACAGAATTATTCCTACCTGTTCCCATTGTTTCCATCGGCAATTTGTTGATGGGCTTACGTTGTGTACCCATTCAAAACCTGCGTTACCAACAGAACGGAAGGGTTACGCCTTTATTCATACGCATTTCGGCGGTTTAGTTGTAGACAACAACGGCGTTTGTGATAATTTTTCCAAGGAAGGAAATTAAAACTAATGGCTATAACGTCTGTTCATCCATTGTATGCGGAATTTATCCCTGATTGGGAAATTGTAGAAGATGCGAAAAAAGGGGAACGTTGGATTAAGGCTAAGGGGGAAAAGTATCTTCCGGCAACGGCGGGGATGGTAGCCGATGGGATGGGCAAAGAAGGAAGCAAGGGGCAAAAGCGTTATGAAGCCTATAAGTTACGGGCGGTCTTCCCGAACTTGGTTAAGAAAACGGTTAACGATCTTTTAGGCATGATGCACCGAAAACCCGCAGCTATAGAACTTCCTGAAAAGATGGAACCGCTACGGGACAAGGCAACAGACGAAGGGGAAAGCCTTCAGATACTTTTACAGAAAATCAACCAGGCGCAACTATACAAAGGGCGGGTAGGGGTCTTGATTGATGTTCCCCAAGGCGATGTAAATGTTCTGCCCTACATTACAACCTTCAAAGCTGAAAATATTATTAATTGGGATACTGCCCAACGGGAAGATGGGCGGGACCAATTAGAATTTGTGGTTATTGATGAATCAGAACCTAAACGGTTCGGGTTCGATTGGAAACAAGAACAAGTTTATCGGCTGTTGGATCGGGAACCCGTTACGGGCAAATATCGGGTTCGGGTTGTTCGGGTTGCAGCAAGCGAAGGGGAAAGTTCTACAGGATTTGCGGTAAACCCTGGGGAGGTTATACCGGAAGGGGATGATACGGTAATCATTCCCGTAATCGGCGGGAAGGTTACTACAGAAATTCCTTTTACGTTTATCGGGTCTATAGATATGACAGTTGAACCCGATGAAATTCCCATGTTGCCATTAGCAGAACTTTCCATAACTATTTACCGTGGGGAAGCGGATTACAGGCAATCGTTGTTTATGCAAGCCCAAGATACCCTTGTAATTATCGGGGCTAGCCCAACGGAAGACGATGAGGAAGGAAACCCCAGGGAGGCGGGGGCAGGGGCTTTAATTAAAGTTCCTATTGGAGGGGATGCAAAATATATCGGCGTAAATTCGGCGGGGTTGCCGGAACAACGGGAAGCCCTGCAAAGTGATCGGAACAATTCGCGGGAACTAGGGGCTTCGTTAGTATCGGCGGGAAGCGGGGGGCAGAAGGAAGCGGAAGGCACTATTAGACTTCGGGTAGGCAATAAAACAGCTTCCTTAATGTCTATCGCAAGGGCGGGGGCTGAAGGGCTTCAAACTGTTTTAAGGAATATGGCTACATGGATGGGATTGAATCCTGAAGAAGTGGTAGTTACTCCAAATCTTGATTTTGTTCAAGATCAAATCAGCCCGAAAGATTTAGTAGATTTGACAACGGCGAAAAAAGGCGGGTTGCCGTTGTCGGATGAATCCATTCATAAATTCATGAAAGATCATGATATGACCCAAATGGATTTCAAAGATGAAATTAAATTGATTGATGCAGAACTAGAAAAGATTGAAGAACGGGAACCCATGCCAACCTTTACCCCTGTTATGGTGGATAATGATGGAAACCCAATCGGACAAGGAACCCAAAACCCCAATCAAACCGAAGACGAAGAATAAACGGGTTCGATTGTACGCAACACCGAAAGCGGTTTTAGTTACATCGTCTTTTATTCTGGGGGCCTTGACTCCCCAGGAATTATTTGATTTGTCTGAATCCGAACAACTAGATTATTCAACCTTGATGATTCTAGCGGGGCATTTGGTAAGGCGAAATGGCCGAACAAAATTCAAGCGATAAAATTGCCGATGCCCTGGTTCGGCATCAAATCCGTTTGATCCGTTTAGCTGCGGGAACGGGTTCGGCTATGATAAAGAAGCTAAATAGCATTGAAGCCGAACTAAAGCGGGTATTAGTTCAACGTGTTTCCAGGCTAACGGGGCCTAGGGTTACATTCGGGAAGACTACCCGTAAATCTGTTAGGGCAATTGTTAAAGCCCTTCAGAATATTCAAAATCCAACATGGAAAGAAATTGAAGCGGGGTTGCGGAAGGAATTGTTAATAGTGGCAAAGATGGAAACGGCGTTT